TATATATCTGACCATACTCAGCAAGAAACTCAGAGAAACCTTTAATGGTAAAATTGTCCAATTCCTTTTTCTTTGTTCCGATATTATCATCGCCATAAGTCATCAACGCGACGTAATCGCGGAAACGTTTCCTTTCCTCGAAGTTATCAAAGGAGTGGTGAGCGTAAAAATAACAACGCATATTAAGTGCACCACAAATTCCATTCAATTGGGCAGTCAAAGAGTTGCCACTGATATGAGTACCAGTGATAAACCCAATTAAATCCCCATTGAAAGCTACGACAGCGTAAACTAAATCGCCAGTCATAGCTTCCATAACACTAATGTCTTCGTCGCTATAGTCACATTCTCTTGCAAAATCAATGAGAATGCGCAAAGCAGCGAAAATAAGTTGAGATGGAATTTTCTGATCGTACTTTCCATAATCTCCTCCTATGAGATGCTCTTCTCCATGTTTAAAAATATGTTGATGGAGCTCCTCCCATTCAGGACCGTGACAATTTATGCCAACAGCACTTTCAGCTTTTAGAGGATTCATTTGCAATACACGCAAAATAGGTAAATAATACTTACGTACTAAATACGTCAAAGGAAGTGCATTGCCATAGAAAATTCGACATTTAGGTTTTGATAAAACTTCATCTTTCTTACAAGCTTTGGCAATAGGATAGGCACGTTCACCTCTACGATAACAATCTTCACAACGTTTAATTTCATCCATTATCATTGGATCAAATACACGGTTGTTGGGATTTTCAGGAGTAGGAGGCAATTCTGTTACAAAGCGTCTCTTCTTGCCATTCAAAGGAAAACCCATCGATGTATCAAGTTTGATTGCATCAATAAATTTCTTGCCAGGTATACCACACAGATTTTCTTGATCAGTGAGGGGCCTAGCATCATTCCACAAGGGATTTTTGAAAATGGGTAATAGATCTTCCTTATAATCCCGAACAGCAACATCAAGTAGATCTGTGCTGTACGGTTTCGCGGGGTTTGACAAATTAGCCAAGCATTCCTGCCAGCCAACATATTGCGGAAATTGAATGGGTGGTCCATATATATTGGGACTATCCATAACATCCGTGACATGCTCACTAATAGGAGTAACTTTGACATCAGATTTAAATGATGTCATGCCGGGGCAAGTACCATAGTACTCGACCTGAGATTCCAAAGGCATGTAGTTGAGCGGACTCTTGGGATGTAAAGGGGTTTCATTCAGAACGTTAATGCCCAAAACTTGAGTTTCAAAATGTTCTGCACTCCCAGAGATGATAACACCCTCAAGAGTCCGCAACAATTTCATTGCTTCAACAATGGTGTCATATTCTAATACACCACTACAACCTCGAATAGTACCAGTTTGGCCACCTAAGTGGATTCCTGTTATAAGAGGTTGCTTGCGAGCTACAAGAGTCGCTCCACAAAGACCTTTAAAAGTTGTGATGGTCAAGGATTGATACCTAAGACCACGGAAATCAACTGCACCATTGCTAGTCATGCAAGGTTCAGCTAATCCATGGGCTTTGGTAATCTCTCCATCTTTATTCCGCCACAACATTTCAAATTCGTGAAACGGTACTTGTCCTTTAGGAAAATACTTGGTCAAGTCTTTGAATGAACCTCCCGCGCATGCATAACACACGCGGATATCGGTTTTGTCGAGTAAAACACTCTGTCTCTTGCTCAAAGCCACAGTGAACTTTCCACCACAAGTATCAGGATTCTTCTTTCGGAACACGACACTAATTTCATCGGTTATAAAATAGTGATCTGGAATAATTACAACATTAGATGTTATAAAAAGCCCATTCACCATATAATTCTTACCACCAGATGTAACAGTGCCATAAACTAAATTCTTCGAAACCAAATCAGACAATTGATGAGGAGTAGTGGTTTTAGCGTCAGTGCGAACTGGTAATTCGCGAGTTGACACAGGTATCCACACGTCTTTCTCCATATCTCTTTTGTCGACTTCGACTTGAGTAGTTGGTTCAAGAGAACCTTGGATTTTCATTGATTTCCAAGATCGATACATTTTGGACAATGTGTACAGAATTCCTATAACACCAACTGCTTTGCAAATATTGCTAACATGGGTGTCACGGATTTCCGACAACATAGGTTCAATCGTATTGCGATCTACCAATTCACTCTGAAACTCTCCTATAACAATCTCCGCCATATACTTCTGTACTGTCAAAGAGACAAGAAGTAATAGCAAGAGTGAACAGAAAAGAATAGTGTTCGGTATATAGTCTTCAAAGAAAATCAAAGCATAAAACAAAGATGCAGTCATCGTCCACAGAGAAAAAGTGTTGAGGCCGTAACGCCTCTTCAATTTACTCTTGTTTATGAACATCAAACACTGAACAACCTTCTCATGTTGAAGCCATGGGGTTGGTATACAAGTAACCCAATCCCAATGTTTGGTAAAACTCCTTGCAGCGCCTAGTAAAGCTAAAACGCACGCATTTTCGGCGATTGTCTCAAGGCCAAGAAAATCTTTCTTGACACGCTTGACGACCATATCTACTGAGTCGTTGTACGCTGTCGCAATACTTTCGCCAAATTGTTTTTCCATTTCGTGTTTGTCACAATAGCCATGAATCTGTCTACAACCATCCACTCCACAAGTTCTGACCTTATCAGAACGATTTTTCATACGTTCCAAAATATCATCTTGTGCGAGTGAATGTGTTTCAAATTCTTCAATCAAATATTGAACTACACGACGGAAAGGCACATTAACCATAGGTTCACCACGATACAAAACAGGCTTATATTTCGCCACGCATCGTAGTTCATCAGGTTGAACAGCCTTTTCGACGGTCAAAAGCCACAAATCATCAAAAGTGGGATTACTCCCAGTTTCTAGATAATGTGCCACAACTTTTGCAGAATCAATACCTTGTGGCCTACCATCAACAATATATTGAAATTCAGGTTTGGCCACAACTGTAATAACAGCTACTGGTCGACGTTGAATCGAATAAGGACAGTTTGAATATGTGTAAGCATCAAGATCCTTCACGTTTGTATTAACAACGCAAAGAACGGGTTCAACAAAAATCTTACCCTTACTATCTAAATCAGCCATATTGGCGTAGTAGGGTTGGTTATTACACACATCAATCATGACACGAGTAGGCGGCCTCTCAACGAAGCTGCTTTTATCATTTGCCATGTCATCAATAGTCAACACCAACTTGTCAGATGTCCAGGTGGACATGTACTTGTCGGAAGCATTGTAAGATGCACGATATTCTTTGCCGGTCGGGTAACCGGCACTCGTCAAAAGTGCATCAATCAATTGATCAGCACAAGTAGTCTTTCCTTGACTACTTTGACCACACAATTCAATTGTAAATGGAGCTCGTCGGACACCACTACTAATTTTCATAGTAATGTAGTCATTCTTGACTTTAAGCAATCGCATAAACTTGTCTTGAACCAACTTCTTTTCGAAATTGGTCTTAATAGACAACAAATTACGCAATTTAGAGCACAAAGCTTCAAGACGCCTATCAAATTCAGCGTCAGAAACTCCGGCAACTCGCATCAAATTTCCATTCTTAACAAGATCCCACCATAAAACGATGGTTGCATATTCCTCATCAATTTCGAGGGCTGCACGATCATTTGCAAGAAGTGGTCGAAGAGATTTGTGTTGATAACACAAGGAAATGCTTTCGACAAAAAACACAACACTTTGAAGTGCTGCGTCAGCAATATCAACAGCACTACCATGTATCACTTTGAAATCAGGTTCCCAAATCTTATAATCTTTAACCATAAAAGTAACATCAGTGGCTTTACAAAGACCAATAGTAACAAGAAGGCCTAAAACCTTCGAGAAATGGGAAAAGAGCTTATTGCCCTTAGCAAGATCCCAGTTATCCCTAATATTGTTCATAAGGGAAATCCATTCAGCGGTAGAAGATAAATCTTCACTACCTGATTGTACTTCGAATTCAAAAATTTGTTCGAAGTACTCCATGACTTGACTAGTCATGGATTTGTTAAAGAATCTTCGCACATATAAGAACAGTGCAGAAGAAACAGAAGCAAAATTATCACAGCCCTGAATTGTTAAAAACAGGGCAATAAGTCCTTCAACTTCTGCAACAACTTGATCAGATAATCGGACATTGGAATATTTACCAACATCATCTAATAAAGTTGTGAATTGTTTAACCGAACCTAAAATATGTTGAGGTCCGTATTTTCTCGTTGTGGTGTCATCAGAAGATGACGTTGCGGGAAATGTTTGTGCTTGATTACTAACTTCATTGCTACATTGATGCTTAGAGGGGGATTAACCCTAAAAGCGCCAGATCTCTCTAAAACTTGTCTCAATATGAGAAGATGAAGCCTTCTCTCCTCAAATAAAACTTAGCATTGGAATCGCAATATGTGTGTCGAGATAACACACATAAGATCAAAACCAACTGACAATTTAAAATGAACAAATAACATACTACAGTGTACCGCAATAAATTGCGTCACTGCTCCATGTCGTTCACACACTCCACTAATTCCAAAAAAGTGGAACCCCTAACTTCATTATAAAGTCGCACAAGGGGTAAGTCACTATAGTAATCTATAAATGAACATTAAAAATTGTTGCTGTAACCTTTCTCACAAAAGGTATGGTGAATCGATTATCCACTATCAAATCTGTATAAACTGATTAGTAAATTAGCCAAGCTTAGCATTTAGTCGTTTCGTGACTCAAGTAACGTTCGATTTCCATAAATTGGTGAGCTCGAATAACTCAAGTTCTAGTCTCAAATACTAGTATGTGTCATTAATTATGACAATAGATCTTCTGCAACGACAGATGATCAGTAACAAAAATAAGATAAAGGTAAAACATATAACAAATTTTAGACAACAACAGTTGTCAAGGATATAAAATAATAGTACCAAAACTATCTAAATAACCAAATAAATTTCACTCGCCAGAGTGACCTTGTTCTTGGTAAAGTACACAAGGATTATATGAATAAACATATTGATGGGTTAACTGTTAATCCCAAAAGGGAAGCTACAGTAAAAGCTGAATAAAAAGGTAATCTTTTAAAGGTATCATCAGACAGAGATACCAGGAACTCTCAAACAGGCATACGGAATGCCTGAAAGGAGGCTTAGTACTCTGTAAGGGCATCGGCACATGCCAATACGCGGTGTAGACCGTTAGATCTACAACTACCACAAAGACTCTGTATACGCAAAAATGCG